CCTTCCTTTCGCGTGCGGCCCAAATTTTTCATGAAAGGGGACCCCCGTCATGGCAAGCAAATCCATGTACGAGAAAATAAAAAGTTATCTTGGCGACAAGTACAAAGAGTCAGACGACGAACTCATCAACCTTTACTGCGAAACTCACGAATTGTATCAAAAAATGCGTGCAGAACTCAAAAAAACTAAGCTACTTATGGAATACACCAACAAAGCCGGGGCAACCAACCTTGTCAAAAATCCCTTGGCGATTGAGATTACAAAGACTATCCAGGTACTCAACAACCTTCTGAAATCTTTGGGGCTGACGGCCGCTCAACGGAAAGAAGTAGTGAAGAATAATGGGGACGACGAGTTCGAAAACTTCTAAACTTCTAACCACCCAATACGCCAAGGATGTCCTAACCGGCCGGATTTTAGCCTGCAAAAAGGTCAAATTAGCCTGCCAACGACACTTAAACGACCTAAAAAGGCAGGGAACGAAGGATTTTCCTTGGATTTTCGACGAAGAAAAAGGCTACCGGCCGATAGAATTTATGGAGCGGTTCTGCATCCCCAGCCAGGGGATTTTCACTCGATTTGAGTTGCAGCCATGGGATCATTTCTGGATTGGTTCAATCTTCGGGTGGGTACATAAGAAAACAGGGGTTAGGCGCTTTAAATATGCGCTTATTTTTTTAGCCCGAAAGCAAGGAAAATCGGTCAAGGCATCGGGAATTTCGCTATATGGCGCTTCAAAAGACGGCGAACGTGGTGCTTTTGTGTACCATCTGGCCAACAGCATGAAGCAAGCCCGGGTTGTGTTCGATGAATGTAAAAAGATGGTCAAGGCTTCTCCGCTGTTAAAAAAGCATTTTCGAGTAACCAGGGATGCGATATATTACGACACAACAGACTCCAAAATTGAGCCGCAGGCATCGGACAGTGAGAAACTGGATGGATTGAACTGCCACCTCGGAGTATTCGATGAAATTCATGAATATAAGAACTATAAGCTAATAAACGTCATAAAAAATAGCACGGCGGCACGAAAACAGCCCCTGATTATCTATATCACCACCGCCGGCTACGTCCTCGACGGCCCATTGATGGATGAATATGAAAAGGGCGCCGACGTTTTGAAAGGTGCGATCACCGACGAGCGTTCCTTCTATTTTATGGCCGAACTTGATGAAGAGGATGACGTAGAGGATTACACAAAATGGGTAAAGGCTAACCCTAACCTCGGCATTTCGGTCCAGTTAGAGGATATGATCGAGGAATGGAACACCCGAAAACATATCCCAGCTGAAAGAAATGACTTCATCACCAAGCGACTTAATGTTTTTGTTAAATCCGATGAACAATCGTTTGTTTCCTGGGATGTAATCAAACGTAATGACGGTTACCTTGATCTTGATTTTCTCAAGGGCTGTCAATGCATTGGAGGCCATGACCTATCAAACACCGAAGACTTCAGCTCGGCTTGCCTGGAATTCCCGTTGCCGGATGGCCGGGTTTTTGTTTTGTCGCATAGTTGGATTCCGATGACAAAAGTCAAGCTGGCAAACGAGGATTTACCATATGAAGCATGGCAAAAAGAAGGTTATTTGACCATCTGTAAAGGCGATTATGTCGATTACACTTTCATTTATGACTGGTATTTGGAGCAGGCTAAAAAATACGCAATATCCCTGATCACCTTTGACCCGGCCAATGCCTTCCGGCTCACCCAAGACCTGCAAGCCTATGGAGGCGAGGAATGGACGAAATGCGTTAGGCAAGGGGCATTGACCTTAAGTCCGGCGTTGAAAGACATTAAACAATTGCTACTCGACGGGCGGGTCGTTTTCAATAATAACCCGCTTTTTCGGTGGTATTTGAATAATGTTAAGCTGGACGAGGACCGAAACGGCAACTGGTTGCCTACAAAACAAGGCCGTTACCGCAAAATCGACGGCTTTTCTGCATGGCTCACCGCCCATACCGAAACCATGAAGCTTATGACAATGATCAAAGAATCCGGCGGCGGGGCCGGGTTTATCTCGGTTAAGGATTTGCTGAAAGGAGGAAGCACATGAATAAATTATTTGATAGAATCAAAGCGCAATTTGCCAGGTTTGGTAAACTCTTTAACGGCAAATCCTTAAAGCAGGCCGTGGCCACGACATACGGGAGCTTTGCGCGCTGGTTTGAGCCCTATAATATATTCACCAAACGGACAAACCACACCCTGGCCACCAACGAAACCATCTTCGCGGCAATATCTAGGCTCTCAAATTCCCTGGCATCGCTGCCGCTGAAGCTGCTGGATAAGAATTTTAATCAAGTAACGGACCACCCAATTGCCGAACTCTTGACTTATAGCCCAAATCCAAACATGAATGCCTTTGAATTTCTGAGGACCATGGAAGTTCTTAGAAACACCACAGGGAACGCTTATGCGATCAAGGACTATGATTCGCGTTATCAGGTCAGGGCTTTGTGGATTTTAGACCCAAGCAGAGTCACAGAAGTTATTGAAACCACAACAAAAGAGCTTTGGTACGAAATACAAGGCGATAATGGGATTTATTATGTCCATAACATGGATGTTGTCCACGTCAAACATATCCACGGCTACGGCTACCGGGGGATTAGCCCCATTGACGTCCTGCGGAATACCGTTGACTTTGAAGGCAAGATTAAGCAGCTTAGCCTGGATATGATGGACAGCGCGGTCAAAGCGTCATTCATCCTGCAACTTGCAGCAAATGTTGGCGATGAAAAGAAAAAAGAAATATACGAGAATTTTAGGAAGTTTTACAGCGAAAATGGCGGTGTCTTAATCCAAGAGTTGGGCGTTAAGATTGATCCGATAAAACGTGAGTTACTCGATACGAAGGTTTTTGAGGCGGAAAAAATCACCCGGACCAGGGTTGCATCAGTTTTTAATTTGCCGGCTTATATGCTTGGCGAAACTCAAGGGATCAATTACAATAGCATGGAGCAACTTGCCCTTGAATTTGTCCAAGGCACTCTCGGGGTTAACGTCGTCCAATATGAAAAGGAGTTCAACCGGAAATTACTGACGCCCGAGGAACGGCGAAGGGGCTTATATTGGAAATTCAACCTTAAAGCCTTACTCCGCGGAAATACCAAGGACCAAGCAGAGTATTACTTCAAGGGCGTCCGTTCGATGTGGCTGACTCCGAATGAGATCCGTGCACTGGAGGATCTGCCGCCAATGGAAGGCGGTGACAAACTCTATAGATCAAAAGACATGGAACCGATTGATACACCTATACCTTTACCGAAAGGAGTGAAAACACAATGAAACCTATACCAATAAACAAAAATCAAAAGCCATTTTGGGATATAAAAGCCTCTACAGACAACAAAAAGTCAGGAGACATTTATATTTATGGCTATATTGTATCCGAAAAATGGGAGGATTCTGACGTTACAGCCTCAAGCTTCAAAAAAGACTTAGATGCACTAGGGGATGTTGATACACTAAATATTTATGTTAATAGCGGCGGCGGGTCCGTATTCCAAGCCCAGGCAATCTATAGCATCTTAAAGAGGCACAGAGCCAAAAAGAACGTTTACATTGACGGACTAGCGGCAAGTGCCGCCTCTTTTGTTGCGATGGCCGGGGATAGGGTATATATGCCCAAAAACGCAACATTTATGATTCACAACCCATGGACTATCGCGATTGGCAATGCTAATGAATTGCGTAAAGAGGCTGAAGTCCTTGACAAAATCCAGGTCGGCATGATTGAGGCTTATATGTCTCATATCGGTGATAAAATCGCCGAAGAAAAACTCGTCGAACTTTTGGATGCCGAGACCTGGATGACGGCCCAGGAAGCCTACGATTATGGCTTTGTTGATGAAATCATCGAAGCCAAAGAAGTGGCCGCCTGCATTGACCCTGAGATAATGGCGGTCTATAAAAACGTCCCTAAATACCTGCTCGAAAAGCGCGTGGAGGGCCCAAAAGGTCTATCTGTGGCTGAAAGGCAGGCTATTATAGAGGAAACCCAAAACCTAGTAAACAAAATCAAAAAAGAAATGGAGGAACTTTAAATGAATAATCTTTATGAACTCAAACAAAATTTGGCGATGATTGGGGCGCAGCTCCAGAAAGTGGCCGAGGACATCACGAAAAAGGCGGCAAATCCATCAGTAGACATCGAAGAAATCAATGAGCTAGAGAAAACCAAAGCCAACCTGCAGAAACGGTACGACCTGATTAAAGAAGAACACGACCGGCAGGAAGCCGAAGCGCGGAAAAAATTCCAGAACGAAAATAAAGTTACTGCAGCACGAGACGAAAAAGAACGCATCATCGCAGCTAAAGCAGCCTTCTACCGGGCGGCTATCTTAAAGAGAGAGATCCCTGACGATGTGCGGGCGGTACTGAAAGCGATTCCGGCGAGCGGTCCTGGCTCCACCGGCGGCGTAAATCTTTTGCCGACCACTTTGAGCAATGAACTCGTCCATGAGCCGTTTGTCACCAACCCATTGCGGGAGATTATCCGTGTAAGCAATATTACGGGATTGGAAGTCCCGAAAATCGCCTTCTCTCTCGACAATAATGACGACGGATTTATCAACGATGACGCAGTTGCAAAAGAAATCTCGGCAACCGGCGACAAGGTGCAATTCGGCCGCTTCAAATTCAAGGTGAAAGTTAAAATTTCCGATACCGTGATTCATGGCTCCGACCTTGATCTTGTCACCTATGTCGAAAATGCCTTGCGCTCTGGCTTGGCCGCGAAGGAAAAGAAGGTTTCCTTTGCCGGAGGATCACAGAATTCCAACCCAATTGCTGGCGAGGAGCATATGAGCTTCTACGAAAAAACTTCTAACGACAATTATGTAATTGGCACGAAAGAAGGGGAAGATTATTACGAAGCAATTACCAATGCCATTGCCGATCTGCACGAGGACTTCCGTGAGAACGCCAAGGTGGTCATGCGGTATGCTGACTATGTAACCATGCTCAAGACTCTCTCCAACAATAGCATGGATCTCTATCGGGTACAGCCTGAGCAGATCATTGGCAAGCCGGTCATCTTCTGCGACAGCGCCACGATCCCGATTGTCGGCGACTTCGGCTATTGCCGGCTTAATTATGATGGCGATCTGGTCTACGATGCCGACAAGGATGTCGATAAAGGCAATTACATCTGGGTATTGACCGGTTGGTTCGACCAGCGTCGGCTGCTCAACTCCGCCTTCCGGCTTGCGGTAGTCGAGGAAGGGGAAGGTTAAAAATGTTAGATGCAGTAAAACAATATTTGCGAATCGACGGGAGCGAGCAAGACTCGCTCCTGTCATCTTTCATCGCTGCTGCGAAGGCTTATCTTGCTAATGCTGGAGTTGAGGAAAACGAAGAAGATGACCTTTATAAGTTAGCGGTTTGCATTTTTGTGTCAATACACTTCGACGGTGACGATAAAGGCGGCCTGGAGCGGGCTTTGACAAGCATCATCTTACAAATCAAGAAATATGGAGGTGGGTCAAGTGAACCTGCCTAAGAGTTTTCGCGAAATCTAAGAAGAACGATTTAACAATACTCTGTTTAAGCAGGACATCGTATGGGACGAAGAATCGACCAAGGCGGAAATCGAAATTCCCGTAGCAATACGGCCTGTCTTGATCGCAATCGACAATGTGCAGGAGGTGTGAGCATGAAATATCCTGTCAAAAGATATTTTGTAAGCCGGGAGGGGAATCACTATCGCGAAGGCGATATTTTTGAGACCGACGATCTCACCCGGGCGAAGAAGTTACAGGGGAAGAATTGGATCGGAGCGGCAATTGGTGGCGTGAAGGTAGAGGATGAGAAAATCGAAACGGCCCCAATAAAGATTGAAGCAGAAACAGCCGAAAAAACGAGAACCACCAAGAAACAGAGGGGGGTGTGATGATGCCTATCTTAACGCCCCAGGATGCTGCTGATGTTCTGGGATATGATTCCCCGGATGAAATGCCCGGCGACGTGACAAAAATACTGTTGCCGGGCATAGACGGTTTTCTTCTAAACGCGACCGGGAAAGACTGGGGCGCAGAAGAAGAAATTGATCCGGACGCAAAAATGGCTGCACGGGTGCTTTTAAGGCGCTGGTTTGATGACCCTGGCATGGTCGGAGCAACAAAGGACGTAGGGATCTTGAGCCTGATTGGGCAACTACACGCCAAGGCGCTGCAGGAAAAACAGGCGGTGGTAACATGAGCGCGCTGCGTCACAAAATCAAAATAGCGGAACCCACTTACGGTCCTGGAGACTATGGTGATCTGGTGCTGAAACCACCCGAAGAATGGAACACCGTGGCGACAGTCTGGGCAGCTTACAGGGATCTATCAGGCCGGGAATTCTTCGCCGCGCGGCAAACCAACGCCGAACTGACCGGGGAATTTAAGATCCGCTACCGGGCAGGCATAAAATCGTCGCATAAAATCATCTGGGGCGAGCGCGTGTTCGACCTTGACGGTCCGCCGCGTGACATTGATGGCAAGAGACAATGGCTTTATATCAATGTCAAGGAAGTGGTCGAATGATCACCATGAAAATTGAAGGGCTGGAAGCCCTGGAAAAAGCCATTGACAAAATGGAGAAACAGTTCGAACGAGCCATGGTCCTCGCTACTCGCGAAGGAGCCAAAATAGTAACAAAAGCTGCAAAAGAGAATTGCCCTGTAAAAACCGGGAATCTCAAGCGATCAATTAAATATAAGATCGCCAAACGAAAAACCCCAGGAAAAGTTGTAGCTATTATTGGTCCGACCGTTGGCAAGCGAGCGAGATATGATGGTTGGTATGGGCGGCTAGTCGAAAATGGCACCAGCAAAGCTCCGCCACATCCGTTTCTCCGTCCGGCGCTTGATAATAACCAGCAAGTTGTCCAGGAAAAAATTGCCCAGGTATACCGCGATGCCGTGAACGGCAAAGCCTTGGATATAGCAATTGATGCTATAGAGGAGGTTTTGTTTGATGTGTGAGGTGATTGAATGACGGCAGAAAAAACGACGATAGATAAAGCGCTAAAAACTTACTTATCATCATCTGCAGAACTCTCGGACATTGTAGGCCAAAGAATTTTCGTCGGCGTTGCTCCAGAAAACACAAAAGCGCCATATATTTGTATATACCGCATATCTCCCGGGCACCTCGGGGATGTACCATATAAGCGGCCGCGTTACCAGATTTCAAATTTCGCCCCATCATATTCGGTCGCGAGGGAAATGGCGCAAATCGAGGTTGATATGCTGGAGCGTTACAAAGGGATGATGGGAGAATTCCCGGTCGCTAATGTTACGATTGATAATGAACAAGGTGACTATGAAAATAACACTAAACTCCACCAAATAGCGGTGGATGTTTTTATGATGTACCAAGATCGGGTTGTGGTTAATGGTACATCGCACAAAATCGAATAAGGAGTGATAATAGTGGGACAGACTGTAATTCAAAACTCAAAATCTTTCAGGATCGGGTCTGCGAAATTTGAAGTAGGCGATTCGGTTAATCAACTGGTGGACTTGGGTGGCATGAGAAATGTTGTATTCGAGGAATCATGGGAGGAAGTTTGGCAGGATACGGATAACGCAGGCGAGGTTTTATTAACTACCCGTAACCATCAATGCCGGGTAGGTGGCGATTTGCTTGAGATCGACCTACAGAAACTTGCCAACCTGCGCGGGAATTATGATGATTTTGCATCATTTCCCGGGACAAAAATCGATGGCGCCGAACAGCGAGTAGACAAAGGTGATTGGTCATTTAACAAATTCATCCGGATCGCCAATCAAAACGCAGATGGCTCTAAAATCACCATTAATAGCGTATCAGGTAGCACAGCGGGTCCGTTGACAGAAGGGACAGGCTATATTATTGCCCAAAATGAGCGTGGCGAGTGG